GACAACGGCAAGTTGTCATTTAGCGAATTTGCAGAAAGCGTAATTAAAGACCTAATAAAAATTCAGCTTAAGATGCAGGCTAACAAACTACTAGAAATGGGCATTAGTTTTGCGATGAGCGCATTTAGTGCAGGAATTGGGCAAATACCGTCGGGTGGCGTGCCGGGTGGTGATGTGGGTTCACACTCAAACTTTGCGTCAGGTGGCACGATTACTGGGCCAAGCATTGTGGGTGAGAATGGCCCAGAGTTATTTATACCCGGCAGGTCGGGTGCTATTATTCCAAACAATAATTTAGCAGATGCTATGGGCGGTGGTGGCGTCACTTACAATGGCCCAGTCATACAAAACATGCAAGCCATTGACACACAAAGTGGCATACAGTTTTTAGCTAAAAACAAAATGACCATTTGGAGCATGAACCAATCGGCTAACCGCAGTATTCCAGCAGGCAGATAAACATGAGTTTAAATTTAATCTTAGCTAACAGCGAATCAGTCGGTATAAACGATCAACGTTTTGTTGGGCAAGTTGTAAGCAGAAACCAAAGAATCAGCACAAGCGAAATTATTACCGTTGTCCCTTTTGCGTTTGAAATGAAGCCGATGAATTATTTGCTTTATAGTAAAAGCCGAGGTCTATTAAATTCACTGCGTATACCTGACAAAGCCTTGCCCCAATACCTTAATTTTGGTTCTACGGGCTGGGTTAATTACATACAGTATCAAGGTCAGTTAAGCGCAGGACAAATCGCATCATGCCGGTGGCAAACTAGCTCGGCTAATAAAAACCTAGTACTCGGTAATTTGCCAGCTATTAGCTCAAGTTTTTTTATTGTGCGCGTAGGTGACTTTTGCCAAGTAGGTTTGTATTCGTATATAGCCACCGCAGACGTCACGCGTGGCAGTGGGTCAACCGTAACCATACCAGTACACCGCAATTTACTTACAACTGTCACAAGCCCTATAAACGCCGTTATTGGCGAGTTTGGAACAACGGTAAGTATGGGTGGTTCAACATACACGGGTGTAACTTTTCAAGTTGTTTTGCGGGATTACCCTACATACACATTAGTTCCGATGACTAACGATTCTTTTATACAATGGTCTGGAACATTTAAAGCATTTGAGAGTGTCGTATGAATGTAATTCCTGAGGTAGTTGCCACTAACAACATACGTTACGCTGACTTTGTACGCGTGACTACACCTGACGCGGTTTATAGGTTTGCCACGACACCGCAAGCTATAACAGTAACTGCGGTAGACAGCCAGCCTTTTGACGCTGTGGGCTTACTTATGAAGGTAGGCGACACACAGCGCGATATTAAAAGTACCGCAAATGAAACTACGTTTACGCTTGTCGGCATTGACACCGCTATGCTTGGCTGGGTATTAGGAAACCAAATTAAAGGCTCGCAAATAGAAGCATGGAAAGGGTTTTTTAACACCGATGGCGCATTAATTACAACTGGCGGGCAAGGTGGCTTGTACCAATTCTTTAATGGCTACGTCAATTCATTTGCTATTAACGAAGAATGGTTCGAAGAATTGCGTCAATTTGTTGGCGTTGTAAGTGTTGCAGCATCATCTATACAACTAATTTTAAAAAACCGTACCGCAGGCAGATTTACAAACGATAACAATTGGCAATTCTTTGCATCGGGCGATACAAGCATGAACAGGGTTTCGTTTATAACAAACATCAATTATCAATTCGGAAAAGGTGCTACTGCAAACTCATGATAAGACAAGCCACACGACAAGATAAGCCACAAATAATCGAGATGATGAAATTGTTTCGGGCAGAAGCGGACATCGTGCAATACCGCACTCTAGACAATGAACCATATTGGAATCGACTACTAGACACAATATTAGCAGGCGCAGGCATAGTATTTATTGAGGATAATGTCGGCTTAATAATGGCGTTAATTACACCGACTGTGTGGTGTGATAAGACTTTATATATGCAAGAGTTGGCGTGGTATGTTGTGCCAGAAAAACGAAATACAAGTGTTGGCTATCGGTTATTAAAAAAGTACGTAGACTACGGCAATCAATTAAAACAAGAGGGCAGAATAGCCATGTTTGCAATTGCCAAAATGGTTACTAGCCCAGACGTAAAATACGGCAAGTTTGGGTTTTCTAAATTAGACGAAAACTGGATTCAATAATGTTAAGACTTTGGCTTACGGTTTTTTTACTTACATTTACCGTGCAGGCGTATGCTGTAGGTGTCACAATTGCAATGGCTATCGCAGGTGTATCAACAGCCGGAGCATTAACTGCGGGCTACATTGTTTTAGCTATGGCCATTAATTTGGTTGTTTCAACGGTAATCAGCAAGGCTTTTGCCAACAACCCATCGTTTGATAACAGTACATCAGGTTCAAGCCCCAACCCTGGCAACCGTCAACAACTTGCACCCGCTACAGACAATAAGTTACCCGTAGTGTATGGGCAGGCTTTTGTTGGCGGTATTGTTACTGACTTATCCATTAGCTCAAATAACCAAGAGTTGTATTACGTCTTATCAATTTGCGAAGTAACCAACACTAACGCGGGACAAACGCCCGATACGATTACATTTGGAAAAATATACTTCGGCGGTAAGTTAGTCCAATTTCAAGGTAACGGGTACACAGTTGCTAGTTTATTAGATGAATCTACAGGCATAGTTGACACCACAGTAAATGGCAAAATTGAATTTTACTTATACAGCAATGGTTCAAACACCCCTGTTAATCAAGCACTAACCGCAATACAAGTAATGCAAACGGCGGGGCTTATCTATACTTGGGACTCAACTAAGTTAATGACAAATTGCGCTTTTGCGATACTTCACTTATCGTATAGCCAAACAGCTAATATTGTTGGTTTGTCACCAACTAAATTTCAAGTAACAAATAGCCGTACTGATACAGGCGCGTGCTTTATAGATTACTTAACTAACACACGCTACGGTTGTGCTATTCCTGCAAGTCAAATAGATACAGCCAGCCTTGATGCGCTAACAACGTATTCAAACGGCGCTTTTGCTTACACAGATTCCGATGGTTTGCCTGCTACGCAAGCAAGGTTTAAATTTAACGGCACATTAGACACACAGCGAAACGTGATGGCTAATTTACAAGACATGGCATCGTGCGCGGATTGCTTAATAAAGTACAATGAAATAACCGCAAAATGGGGTGTGATTGTACAAAGTCCTGATTACACGGTAGCGATGGCGCTTGATGACAGCAACCTGGTATCGGCTATCAGTATCACTCCTTTAGACATCGCATCTTCCTATAATATTGTTGAATGTAAATTTCCAAACAAAGACGATCAAGATGCGTTCGATTCCTCTACTTTTGACTTGGCACAAATTAACCCAGCTTTACTTTACCCAAATGAACCGATTAACAAAGTATCAGTTAGTTTGCCATTGACTAACAATAGCGTCACGGCTCAATATTTAGCAACTCGATTGTTAAAAGCAGGTCGTGAAGATTTACAAGTACAAGTAAGCGTTAACTTTGTTGGCATTCAACTTGACGCTGGCGATATTGTTACCGTTACAAGTGCAAATTACGGGTGGGTAGCCAAGCCGTACCGAATATTTAAAGTTGTTCAGTCGTTTAATGATGATGGTTCAATATCGGTACAGTTAAATATGAGTGAGTACAACGCAACAGTTTATGACGATGTGAGCATAACTGCGTTCCAATTAGCGCCTAACACTGGATTAGGTGACCCTACGTTTTTTGGCACATCAGCGCCCGTATTTGTTGTCGCTGATGTTCGCACAGCTATTAACCCGTACTTTTCCGTGCGTGTCACCACATCACAGGCAGGTATCACACAGTATGCAGAGGTTTGGTACTCAGCGTTTTCTAACCCGCTACAAGAACAAATGTATTTTGCGGGCACAAGCGAAGTACAAAGCAGTGGCACACCGTGGGGAAACAATTTTCAGCTTCCAATTATTACTCTTAATAATGTACCGGCTGGCAATTGGTACATATTCTCGCGCATGGTAAACAGCTTGGCAAGCTCTGCCTTTAGCCCTGCAAGCATACTTTTTCAATGGCGACCCACTACGTTTCAATACGTTGATAAATACTTATCTATTGCTTACGGTACAGATTTAGCAGGTGCAGGTTTTAGCTTAGTAAAAACTACGCAAAATTATTATGGGTTATGCAATCAAGATTCAACAACGCCAAGCACCGTACCAAGCGAATACACATGGTACGAGGCAAGCCCAGATTTTGCATCAGTAGTATTTTTGCTTTACTCAAACCGCACAGGCAGAAAGTTTAGCTTCGCTACAGGCTTTGCAGAGTTCGCTGCTGGGACAGGCGCATTTGTACCTACCCAAGTGCTGCTATACGACCCATCTACTTGGGGCGCATTAGTTGACGGTACTAATATTATTGACCTTGACCAAAGAACAGGCCAATTAACAAAGACTGGAACAACTACGGTTGGCACGGGTCAAGTACAGATTACGAATAACACCGATGGCAACATGATTGCGTCCTTGCAGCAATACCTAGACTTTGGTGGGCCTTATCAAAGAACGGCATCAGTTGCTACTTTAACAATTGATATTTACGGGCGCGTGGTAGGTTTTGAAGAACCAGACGATTTTTACTATACAGAGCAATATTTCACCGCGACTAGTGGACAGACTGTATTTTCGGTAACTCGTGGATCAGATTACATTAGCGGTCAATGTTGGGTTTTTAGGAATGGTCTTAAATTGTTTCCGACTGAATATACAGACACGGGCGGTAGCACAGGAACAGTTACGCTAGGCACAGGCGCATTAACTGGTGATGTTATACAAATAGTTTCTTACAAGTCAGAAAATACGACTACTGGTATCTATACATCGTTTACAACCAATACAGAAACATTAAGCAACCAAGGTTCGTTTACAGCATCAGGTTATTTAGTTGATGGCCTCGAGTTGTTATTTTTGAATGGCACATTAGTAACCGCTCAGGATTACAACGTATCTGGGCAAACCATTACCTTTATTGATAACACTACAGGCACGTTAGAAATAATAACGTGGTCTGTTAATAACTTAGGTGTAGCCAATGGCACACCTGTCAATATTGACGCATTTACCGTTATTGGGCAAACAATCTACCCGTTTAGCTACAACAGTCTAGCCTTTAACCTTTACAGCAATGGCGTGTCTTACCGTGAAGGGACAGACTATACAACCGCTACAGGCACGTATACGTTAACCACATCGCCACTTGTTAACACTATAATTATGACGCAACAAACTTTTGCACGAATAGGAGCAGTCTAAAATGACACAAGCCTTTAACCTTGCGCTACACGCAAATTTTATTGATACAAGCGGAAAAGTTAGTGCAGCAGGGATTCAACCCAGTGCAATACCCGTAGCTTTTACCTCTGGCACAGTGATGTTGTTTGTGCAAACTTCTGCGCCCACAGGTTGGGTTAAGTCTACGGCTCACAATAACAAGTCTTTGCGTGTTGTTTCAGGAACAGCAGGAAGTGGTGGCTCTGTTGCATTTACTACAGCATTTGCAAATCAAGCGGTTTCAGGTACTAACGGTGCAATCGGTGATACAACATTAACAATCGCACAGATACCATCGCACGAACACGTTGCTTCCTACCGCAGAGAACCAAATAATAGTTCAAACCCAACTTATTTAATTGGTGGAACAGCTGGTTCTACCGCAAGCGTTAATCTAGGAACAGGTGCTACAGGCGGTGGTGGTTCACACACTCACACAGGTGGTGCATTTACAGGCACAGCAATTAACTTAGCCGTTCAATACGTTGACGTTATTATTTGCACAAAATCATAATGAAAATTGAATCAAAAGCCAATTGTCCGTTA